AGCAATACTGATTTTACTAAAAACAAAAGAAATGAAATTGAAAAAATAAGCAATGAAATAAAAAATACTTTAAATAATATAGAAGAAATCTACAACAACATTATAAAATCAGAAAAAGATATAAGCAATGGAGTTAATTTTGTTAAAGACAAATATCCTGAACTTAATGAGTTTAATAAAAATTTTGAAATTATAAAAATAAAACTTGAAGAATATTACAACATAGCTGTTGATTTTAATGCAGGTCTTAAAAAAATAGAGGAAAATAAAAATCTTACCAAATCCTATTTAGATTTATCCATAGAACTTAAGCAACAAATCTTACAAGAACTAGAACACGCACAAAGTATTAAAGAAGATTTGCATTCTAATATAGAGCTTGTAAATAAACTTGTTTCAAATATCGTGGCAACAAAGAATGAGATTATATCTATAACCAATAATTTTAAAAATGTAAAATCAGAAGTTCAAAATATAGTTAATGATGCTGAAGCAACAATAAAACTTAAAATAAACACTATTCTTTTTGAAAATCAAAGATTAAATCAAAATATGATTAGTTTATTAAAGCGTTGCGAGAAGCTAGAGGATGAAATAGTAGGAAAATATGAAGATATTTTAAAAATAGAAGATCTTATAAACTCATCTACAGAAATTATAAATGATTTGAGAGAAGCAGTAAAACAAAGCGAACAAATAAGCGAAGATATGAGAAGTTTTACAGCTATTATCAACGATTTCAAAACAGAAATTTCTAATCTAAAAGCAGATTTAGAAAGCTATGGCGAAAGATTAAAAGGGCAACTTGATTTAAAATTAGCACAAGCAAACTCAAGTGTAGATGCTAAGATTTCAAGCATTGAGACTCTAAAAAATCAAATTGAAGCATATGTAGAAGCTAATAAAAATACCGTAGATACAGCTTTAGCTAACTTTATAGAAAGATCTAAAATAGCTAATGAAGATTTAGGAAGATTGGCTGAAGTAGCAAGAACAGAACTCGCTAATGATAAAACAGCTATTGAAAGCTATTTATTAGAGCTTAAACAAAGTATGGTTAATGCCATGAAGAAAGTATCCAGTGATATCACAGATGAAACAAGTGGAATATTAGCTCAAAAAAACCAAATAGAGCTTATCATAACACAAGGAAAATCAGATTTAGATACTTTAATCAACAACTTTAACTCAAATTATCAAAACAAACTTAACGAATTTAATTCTAATACTAATGAGAAATTAGCTTCTATTGATTCACTCAGTGAAGAAAGTATAACAAATATACAAAATAAAACAGATGAAAATATAAGCAGATTAGATACAGCCAGCGAAGAAAAACTAGCTAAATTTGATGAAATTATAAAAGATAATTTGGGTGGAATTTATTCTCACATTTTTTCAATCGAAAATGTTTTATTTGATAAAAAAATAATTAAATTAAGTTATAAGGAGTAAAGAATGGCGGACTTAGAGCAAGTTGTAAATGATTTAAATTTGGCATCACAAAGCTTACAAGAGTTAAGAGAAAAATATGATGGTGCTTTAGATTTACTGGATAATAAAAATACACAAATAACAGGTGCGCTAGATAGTGCAAAATCTAATGCGCTACAAGAAATACAAACTATAAGCGATACAGCTACAAGTCAAATTTCGCAGTTAAAAAACACATCCTTAAATTTGGTCAACGAAGCTAAAAATACAGCTACAACTGAAATATCAAATAAAAAGGAAGAGCATAAACAAGAGTTAGAAACTAAGAAGAATGAATATATTAATAAAATTGTTGCAAAAGCTAATGAGTATGATATTGCCAATATTAATGCGCAAGTTAAAGCTATGGATACCAAAATAACCCAGCAGATCAATGGTGCAAAAACGGAATTAAATTCGAAAATAGACAATAAGGTAACAAAAACTGGAAATGAAACTATAGCAGGCGTTAAGACATTCTCTAGTTCAATAGTAATACCAAATGCAACTGCCAATAACCATGCGACAAATTTAGGTCAATTAAATGGAAAAGTTGCAAAAACTGGAAATGAAACTATAGCAGGCGTTAAGACATTCTCAGTACCACCTGTATCAGCAACTAATCCTACTGCTAACAATCAAGTAGCAAACAAATCATATGTGGATTATGGCGGCGGAATTAAGAACTTAGGAAATCAAACAGCACCAAAAATAGATTTAAGACAAGCTCAGCATTTTATCTTAACAATGACAGCCAAAGGAGCTATTGGTATAGCAAATTGGGGTGGAGCAGGTAAAAGTGGAACTATCACTGTCAATAATGCTCAAAATATCACTGCTTTTTCGGCACCTTTTAAATTTAGAGTAGCTCAAAGTGGATTTAGTGGCACTGAAACTTTTGCTTATTTTTGCATAGCTTCGAATAATGTTTTAATAACTAGGACTTAAGATGACTAGCGTACTATTATCACAAAGCCTTCATGCGATAAGCATAGGTGGAAAAGATGAGTTTTTTGCAAATAAGGATTTATCCATTCCTGTAATAAACACAAATAAAGCTTTAAACGCTAGTAAAAAATATTATTTAATTTTTGAATGTGAATTTGTTAAAAGTTTTAGCTATAAATCAGCCACTCAAGGAAGGGGAATATTTGTAGATGATAAGCTTTTCACGACAGTTGTGTCAACCAGAAGCGGAACCAAAGGACAAAAAATTACATATCAAGGATGGGTAAAAGGAAGCAAAATAAAACATGTTAATCTTGATGCAAGCTGGACTCATTCTCCAGCCTCACAAGATCATATAAAAACCACTAAATTTGAACTTTATTACAACTAAAGGAGAATAAATATGTTTTACGATATTGAAAATCAGACTTTGAAATATGACAATATTTTTTACAAAAATGTCAAGTTGCAAACTCAAGAAGGTGAAATTGATGCACAGGATACTTATTTCTTAAGTGCTTGCGATGATGGGCTTTTAAAAGAGCTCGGTTTTGCTAAAGTTAAAGAAGAAGAAGCGCCAAGCTTTAATGAAAAAACACAGAAGCTTAACCAAGTTCAAAATTACGATGAAAAAAGTAATCTTTATATTATTTCTTACGAGATTAAAGAAAAAACCTTAGAAGAGTTAAAAGAATTAAAATTAGAAGAGTTAAAAGCAATAAAAGAAGAAAAGCTTTTATTTATGCCTTTTAAAAATACTACATTTCAAATTGATACTGAAGCAAAAATTAATATCAGCGGAAAAGTTAGCGAGATAATGTTAGCAAATCTCAATAATACTCCTTTGGAAAATATTGCTTGGATTGATAAAGATAACAGAATCGTCACATTTAGCAAAGATGAATTTTTGGAATTTGGGGTTAATATTGCTAAATATACGGAAAGTATTATTTTTAAAAATGATGAACTAAGAAATAAAGTGAAAAATGCCACATCTTTAGAAGAATTAAATTTAATTGCATGGGAGAGTGAATGAGTACTGAAAATATAATAAAAGAAGGTGCTATACTTGGCTCTTTAAGCGGATCAGCATTGTTAGGATTGATGGTTTTTGTCTTAGCTGGGATTGCATGGCATTTATATAAAACTTTACATAAAGAAGCTGGGGAAAAAACAAAGGAACTTATAAGTGAAACCAAAAATACTAATGTTCTTATTAGAGAACAAATTGCAATATCTAAAGCAAGCAATGATAGCTTAATCAAATTTATACAAACGCATTGCTCTAAAACTAACGATAAGCTAGAAGCTATAGAAACAGATCTTATGCGAATGGATGAAAGGCTTGTTAAGCTTACTCAAATAAGAAATGATGAGTTAAGAATGATTTATAAAAGAAAGGAAAACGAATGAAAATTGCATTTTATAAAGTTAAAGAAAATGACAAATCTACTTTTCTTGATAAAGCAATAGCTTTTTTTACTTCATCTTGGAAAGAAAGATTAAATGGAGATTTTTTAAATTCCTATTCTCACTGTGAAATAATCTTAGACAATTTAATGATTAGCTCAAGTCCTAGAGATAAAGGAGTAAGAATAAAAGAATTTAAAGACAGTGGCAGATGGGATTTTATAGAAATCAATGATATAAATGAGACAAAAATAAAAGAATTTCTTTACTCTCAAATAGGAAAAAAATATGATTTTTTAGGAATTTTGGGCTTTTTCACATTCACAAAAGATAGTGAAGACAAATGGTTTTGTTCTGAAATCATAATAAGAGCGTTGCAAATAGGTGGTTTGGTTAAGCTAGGAGATATGAATGCAGGAAGTTCAAGTCCTAATAGATTATATAAAAAACTAAAGGATACAAATGAAAATTAAAATCATTAGAAGATACACAGGTAAAACTTGCGTTATAGGTAAATTTAAGGTTTTAGATGATGATGATAAATTGTTACTTGAATGCTTTTCTTTAGAAGAGGATAAAGAAGGTTTAGAAAGTGGCAAAGATTTAAGAATACCTGAAGGAAATTATAATTTAAGAAGACACACACCTTCACGATTTGAAAATACTTTAAGAAGTATCACAAAAAAAGATGATGATACAATGATAAATGTTTATAATGATGAAATTCCAGCAAGTCGTGCAATTTTAATACACTGGGGTAATACGGATAAAGACACACAAGGATGTATCTTACTGGGGCTTAGCAAGGATAATAATAATGAAAGTATAGGTCAAAGTAGGCAAGCTTGTAAAGAATTTTACGATTTGGTGTATGGTAAAAATCTTGAAGACATTAAATTAGAAATAACAAATGAGTTAGCATAGAAAGGAGAAAGAAATTTAAGTAGGTTACCAAATAATCCCCTAAAAAGGGGACAAGACTAATAAGCCTTGACAATAATTATACATAAGAGTATAATTATAACGATTATTTGGTGATATGCAGTCATAAAAATCACCCACTTTCACGGGTAAAATTTAGCCATAGGGGGTCAGACCTACGGCTAACCCTTAGGGGTATTATATAAAAACCTTACTTAAACTTCTAAAACAAAATATGATAAATCTTTTATTTGGAAATGCAAAGCTTTATATCGCTTTAGTATCAATGGCAATCTTAGCAGGATATTTTTATCTAAGACTTGATAGCACAAAGGCCAAATTAGAAAAAAGTCAAAGTGATTTAGCTTTGGCTTTAAAAGTCAATGAAAATAATCAAGAAAAATTAAAAGAATTAAATCAAATTCATAAAACAGAATTAAAGGCTTTAAATGAAGCAAATAATCAAAAAAATGAAGTTCAAAAAAAGGTGCAATATGTTAAAGAATACATTTATAAAAGCAATGAAAATAATATCACTAAGCTTTTTAACGATGTCGTTGATAGGTTGTGGGATGCAAACAGGGCAAGTAGTAACCAAAATAGAAATTCAAAAAGTGAAAATACCACAAGAGCTACTAACTCTAAGCCCCCTTGAAAAACCTTACGCTGAAAATGAGCTAGATATTTTAAATGCTTATTCTATGCTTTTTTACAAATACAAACAGTGTGAAATTCAGATAAAAAAAATAAAGGAGCTAAATAATGAGTAATACAAATGTTGATTACAATAAAAGACTTGAAGTTTTTAAAGAAATTTATCCGCAAATTTTAGAAATGAGCTTAGCAGAAAAATCCCCATTTGGAGAATTTAAAAAACTTTTAGAACAATTTGGAAATGATAATATAATTAGAAACGATACACAATTCCAGAGCTTAGCACAAGCTCTAGTAAGTGTTGGACAAACCATAGTAGCACAAAGTCAAAATACAGCTTTATCCATGATTTTACAAGGCGATGAAAACGAGCTTAATGCTGAAAAAGCTTTACTTTTAAGAGCTCAAACAGAAACAGAAAAAGCAAAGCCCGCATTAATAGCTAGACAAACTGCTCAAATAGATGATAACTTAAGAATAGAAGCTGCAAAGGTTACACAAAGTGTTCAATTTGGATATTGTACCGGTGGGCTTGATATACCACAAGAAATTATGAAGCTTGTTAAAGAAAAGATAGAAAATATAGAAAAGTCTTCATAATGCTTATAGATGAAAAAAGGCTTATGAGAAATTATACTCTTAAGCCTGCTTATCCATCAAACATAGGAGAATTGGATACAGGGGAAGTATATAAACAATGGTTTACCTATGCCATGATAGGCGTAAATAAATATGTTGAACTTTTACATAAACAACTCATAAGAAAAGGTAGGAGTTATAGCCAAAACGCAACACATCCTCTTTACCCAAACTCCTATATTGTAAAAAAATATAACATAAAAAGTGCATCGACAGCCCCTTATGATAAACATAGTCACGGCAATTTGGGCTTAAATCAATTTTTCGTGGGTCAAGATCCGTACAAACCCTATAAAGGAGATCCTAGCAGTAAAAATGGAATATATCATGATATTTGCGAGATAAGAACTAAATATAATTTAGGAAATATGCAATATTATTATGGTTTTCCAAACAATTTAACTCTTTTATTTGAAAAAGAAAAAGCTTGGAAATATAATGGAAAAAGATTTTTTTATATCGATGAAAAAATAAATTTTAAAGATATACTCAATAAAGCATTGGAAAATATAAATTATGAAATGCTTATAAACGATATCGAAGTAGTTATTTTTTGCCAAACCATCCAAAAAAATAATGAATGGATATATCCTAGTATTGATGATATTAAAATACCAAACATTAAAGTGGAAAATATTGAATTTAAACCATTATTTGGAAAGCCTTATAAAAAACCATGCGTTGATGTTGAAAAATTTTATAATGATTTTAAAGAATTAAATAAAAATATATTTAGAATCGAAAAAGTAGAAATAACCTATAAAATATATGAAAAAGCTCAAAAAACTAGAGAAAGTGATTCAGGTAAAACATACTACGCTTTAACAAGCAAAAAAGTATCTTTTTTTGAAGTATTTAACTCAATAAAAGAAATATATAAATGCAAATATGCAACTCCTTTATGTTTTTACAATAGTTTTAATTTTGTTTGTTATGAAGAGCCTTATGTAGCATTTTCTTCTCTAAATAATGCAAGTTGGGGTAAAAAAGATACGAGTGTTACGCCAAGTATATATCCGCTATATAGAAAAAGTTCAAATTTGCCTTATGGGCGCAGAGATAGATGGTTTGCATTATGGGATAGTTTTTATTATCTTTATGTATACGAAAAATCAAGCAAAGGAGTTTTAAGCTTTTTAGCACCTATTGTCACTATCGTTTTAGCTGTAGCTACTTGGTGGATTGGCGGGCAAGGTGCATGGCTTGGTACTTTAATAGGAGTGAGCGAAACCATTGCTTCAGGAATCACACTAGGGATTAGCTTAGGTTTAGCCATAGGTTCTCTAACTGGAAATAAAACATTCTCCATTCTTAATGCTGTTTGGGGTCTTGTTAATTTTCTAGGTGCTTGGGGTGCTAATAATTGGAATTTAGCCGCTGATTTTACAAAAAATACAGCACAAATCGCACAAGAGATGACAACTTTTGAATCAACTTTAAATATTGCGGGTAATTTATTAAGCGGAGCTAGTAAGATTTTTGATGTTGTTCAAAGCATTACAGCTAATACCCCTGATATGATAAATGAGCAAAAAGGTAGCGATTTAGACAACAATGAAGGCGGAAATGGGAACGAAGCTTTGGAATTAGCAAAAGATATGATTAATCCTACAATATGGTATAATTTTGAAACCACAGATATACTAAACGAAAAAATAGAAAAAAATAGAAATCTTATTTTTGCATTCTAAAAAGTTATTGACCTATATATTGACTTTGTAAAAATATATAAAATAATTATATGTAAATATAGGCAATATCTCTATATTGTTCAAATCTCGCTAACCGCACCATTTGTACCATAAGCTACTATAAATATCAGACTTATAAAATATAGATAAAATAGGCATTTGTAGCTATATAAAGCCTAAATTAAAGTTTTTTCCATTAAAATCCATTTTGAAACTTTTTTCCTAACTTTTCTCCTAACTTTTTATTTTTTATTCCAAAAAGTTAGGAAAAATCGATACAAAGAACCTATTTTAAACTACAAATGATATTTTTCAAAAAACATCCAACTATCTCTAGATGATTTTAGTAAAAACCTAAACAATAGATCTTAAAAAATTATAGATAGCTTTTTATCTTTCCTTATTTAAAGCAAAAAACCAAAAATATTTTTTACCCTCTCAAGAGTGATTAGAATACCTTTGGTTCTTTTTATCATAAAACATAGTTAAAATTATATATAATCTCAAAAACCAAAAGGAGCTTATTTTATGGAAAATAATCAAAACAAACAAGAAAAATTAGAAAGCGTTAATATAGACAAACCTATAGAGAAAAAAGAGGAGGATTTGTTCAGTAGAAATTCAGTAGCAGAACAACTAAATACAATTATTAAAAATTATAAAGAAGAAGATAGTATTACTTTTGGAATTATAGGTGATTGGGGTAGTGGAAAGACCTCTTTCGTTAATATGACTTTGGAGGATTTTAAAGATGATGAAAATTTCATTATAGTGAAATTTAATCCTTGGAATATCTCTACTAGAAAAAAACTTATCAGCGATTTTTTTACAACGCTTGCCAAAGAAATTCGTAAAGCTTCATTTCCAAAATTTAAAATTAAAAATTTAAAAAAATATATTCTCATGCAAAATTTAAATTTTTATCTGAAGTACCTAATAAACTAG